TGCCATGATACTATCCTTACCTTTCCGACTCTCTTTAATTCGAGTTATCCCATGTTCTGACCTCAATTCCTCAATCAGTCTTAATTCAGCGCTATCAGCGATGATTGTCGAGCGATGATACCCTTTGTCTTTTATCATCTTCGCAACTTCTTTGGTTATCAATCCGACTTTATACGCCTCATCAAAGACATAAATCTCTTTCGTCGTATCGTTTATGAGCGAACAACACAAAGCGGTTGGATCGTGAGTAAAACCAAAATCAAGACCGATACATAATTTATTAGNCAACTCCCCATTCGCCGTCACAGACGATTCTAGCACGTCTAGGGTTCGTATGATACAAATCCTCATAGCGCTTGATATCGACTTCATCCAGCCACTCGTTGCATTTATAAGTAGTTGTAGTAGCGAATGTGTCAGCTCGTCTCGTATCTTCATCAAAGAAGACACGCTTGAGCCAGTGCCTTTCATTCCACGGGTTAAACGTAACCGTGATTTGTTTAAAGAAATCAGGTACATCTAAGCTACCACGGATTGACTCAACAACCGTACTGAACTTGTCTTCAGTCTCAATTTGATACGCTTCCTCGAACCATGCCCAACAAAGACTACCAACATCAACTGTAATAGATGTGATTTTGAGTTCATCATCCAAACCACGAAACAGAATCTTTTGACCAGTCGCTTTTACAGTTATTTCAGGCAAAGACTCGTTGAACTTGAATAAATGAGTTACACCCAACACATTACACGCCCACTTGAAATCCGTATAGGTCGATTGTTTGTTCGTATTCGAATATCTACGAATAACAAGTAAGTTGGCCCAAGGATATTTCAAAAGACGTACGACGTAATTTAATGCAGTTGTCTTGGACTTCTTCGAGCCACGGGAACCTTTTACAACACGATAAAGATTTCTTGAACGCCAGAACTGTCCGTACCCAACGCCTATTGTTTTTGGTAGGTCAACAACAATATCATTCTGTTTAATCTGGTATGTCTGACTCATTCGCAAACACCACCGTTCCAGAAACGTCTGCCTCTACTTTGTCTGTCCAAAGCCTATGCCGTTTTCCTAAAAGTTCGGCTGCTTTGATTCTATCTTTTGCTCCGACATCAATATCCGTAATCGTTTGACCTAATTCTCCTATGCTTATCAAGGTCTGTTCTTGCGTCTCTCCTCGCATTACTGATGTTAGATAACTAAGTACTTCTTGTTGATCTGCAATTTTCTCAGAATCAAGTTGTTTCAGTCGTTCATCTATATAGCTTTTAATCTTAGGATTCTTTAGTAACTTATGCCCTTCAACGCCTGCCACTCTATCACTAGAAACACGATAACCTGCTTTTTTATAAGCTTCCGTCGCATTACCTGAGATGATGTACTCATCTGCAAATCTCTTCTGTTTTATTCTCAATCCACTCAATTTTCCATCACCACCTTTCGACAAAATAAAAAGCCACACGATGTGCGACCTTTTTGCAAGACGACTACTACCTTGCGTGTTAATTAGAAATAAATTTTCTGATCTATTTTTTTGTAGTCATTAACGGCGATGCCCGGAATCGAACCGAAG